TCACAACTTGGATTCTTAACAAACCATTCTAAGAACTCGTTGTCAATAGATTGCACCCCTATTAAGTCTGGGTCTGTTGTTAGGATGATTTTTTTGCCATTTTCAGTTTTCCAATTACCCAATTTAAATAATGTATATGTATCTAAATCAATACACCAATCCCCTTCTTTTATTTCTTCATCAGAAGTGATGTAGATGTGTCTGTTAGTAAAATTTGGGGAGTTAGTATATAATTGATTTGTCAAGCAATATTCACCACTTGACTTTAAACTAAACCTACTTGGTTTATCTGTTGGTAATACGTGTATGTTTTTCATAAGTTATTTGTTAAAGGTTTCGTTGTAGTATTGTTCTGCTATGTCTTGATAACCAACAAGTCGTTTAGATTCATGATGGCATCCAACACCAAAAGCATCCATTATCTGCTGCTTCTCCATTTCTTTGGCTTGGTCTATTAGTTTCAAATAGTCTTCAACCTTAATTGAAATTTGTATTCTTCCAATGCTTACATTTTCCCAAGATTCACCTTGTGCCTCGAGTTGCTCTATAAATAACTCTACTGCCGTTTGTTGCTTGTTGTTGTTCATAGTTTTTTGTCGATTATAACCGTTTTTATTTATACATAAAAATAAGTATAATATTTCAAAATACCAAATTAAACTTCTCGCACATTTCCATGAATTGCTTTTACTGTCGGGAAACGCAAGCTCCAGGAACCTAACTGATTTTGCGTTTCTTGAAAATATTTAACGGTTATAATTTTGTTAAGTAATTCATCTGGATTAGTTTTAAAATATTCTCTTTCATCAATACTAAAGCCTGATCCTACTGACACTCGGTTACCTTTATGTTCAATTACGACATTAGAAAGAACTTCTTTAGTTACTTCTAACCCGTTTTCGATCATTCTAAAAGGCCCAAATTCTAAATCAATTACTTTATATTCCGCGTCTTTGAAAGATTTACATTTGAGCATGTTCTTGCTTCTTTTACCTTCATATACTGCATCAGTTTTACGTAAAATAAGACCTTCCCATCCATTTTGATCTGCTTGATTCATCATTTCAATATAATGAGCTTCATCTGCTATTGTAGTTTGTCGTACTACTTCTAAATGGTTAAATCCTTTTTCTTTTGCATTATATAAGTATGCGTTCAATTCAATATATCTGCTAGAGTATGGAGTTTTACCTAACTTGCTTCGAAAAGTACTACCTTCAATTATGTCAAATATAAGATACTTAGGATTGTCTATAGTATGTTCTTTTCGACGAATTTGTTTCATAATACCCTGAAAATCTTCATTTCCATTAGCATCTGTAAGACAAATTTCCCCGTCTAAGACCTTATCCTTCATTCCTAGCTTTTCAATCTCAGAAATTACTTTTTGTAAAGTTTCAAATTGATTACCTTGACGACTCCATAATGTCACATGGCCCTCGTTATCAATAATTGCTAGACATCGAACCCCATCTAACTTTCTAGAAGCTACAAAGGCATCTTTATTAAAATCTACATGAACCTTATCGAAATCAGTGGCTAATGCACAATCAAAAGTAGGAATTAGCCCTGGAATAACTTTATTAATTAAACTATCACCCATTCTAATTTCCAAATCCTTACCAATTATCTTATAAATAAGATCTTTGTATTCTTCATTGCGATAACAAAAGTCATTTACTGAATTAATAGCTTTATGACCAGTAATTTCACGTTTGCGAAGCGCATCTAACATCTCAAACAAATCGTTAAATACATACAATGAACCTAAATCATCATTGTAATATTTTTCTAAATTGCTTGGCGTAACATAATATTGATGCATTGGATTGTATGTATAATACAATACTTTTTGCACGAATTCATCGTCCTTGTATTTAGACAATATTTTCTTTTTATCGTTAATTGAATTTGTAGCGTTCAATTCAATAATTAATGAATGTATAATATGCAGGTTTTTCATACCTAAATATATGTAAAATTACAATAACTACCAAATATTCTTTTACATTGTTGCATAATTATTATAAAGATATTATGGTACTACTACAAGCAGAATCGTTAGGTGTATTTGAGACACTATCACAATACGGAGCATTGGGTGTAATCACATTAGGTCTAGGCTCAGCATTGTGGTTTATGTTAAAGCGCCAACTACAATCAGAAGATACATTAAAAAAACAACTAGAAGAACTTCAGAAAGAAATGACTGACTACATTCGTGGAGATCAGCAGCATTTAAAAACTAGTATTGATAATAATACTGAAGCGCTTCGTGATCTAAAAGACATCATTTTAGAGGATACAGCCCCTAAACGTACAACAACCCGTTCACGTACAACTCGTAAAAAATGAAAATAGGTAAAGGTACAGTTATGCTAGGTCTTCTAGGTGGAGGTTTAGCTTTAGTATTAGGTCAATTAAGCCATATAGGACATAAACATCAGGTTACAGTAGAAACTGTAGCTGAAGTTGTTCAAGAAAACGAAGAAATCAAACATGTAAATGATACTTTGGTTGCGACTACAAAAGAACTCAAACAAGTAATCCAACAGAAAGATGAACAAATTCACCAACTTGATTCAATCGTTCAAGAAGCTATTGCCCCTCCAGCTCCTGTTCGTAAGCGTATTAATGACGACACCATTCCAGGCAAAAAATTCACTATCGGCGCAATATCCGATAACTAAAGTACTAAGAGGCGATACAGTAGTTATCATGCTAAAATCTCAAGCAGATGAGATTAACAGAGTATTTGCGGCCCAACGAGAAAAGATACAAGAAACGACTCTGACTACAGTTGTATTAAACACCAACATCGACAGTTTATACAATTGGCTAACAGTAGCAGCTAAATACAACGCTTTATTATATACCACCAATGACAGTACATTGCAACTTATCAATTTGCAATACCATACCTGGTACATTAAACGCAACAGCACTATAGTATTAAAACGAATACCTGCTCGAAACCGCGCGCATTGGAATTATCTATGGTCTACCGAACCAGACTCTATGCACGCCCCTATAGATTTATTCAAATCAATTCGCGCGAAATACACCTTACGCATTGATACAGTGCCTAAATTGAACTAACCGTTACGTTGCGGTCCGATTCAATTTCACCATCACATACGATCCGTAATCGGTAAATTTCGCCATTGGAAATTCCCGCGTTAACAAAGACTGATAGATACGCGCTTTGGCCGTACGTTCACCTTCGCGAGTACCTAACCCTGAAGGATCGTATACAACAGTCGTTATTTCTGAACGAGTGCGAATAAACTCGGCTATTTCGCGCGTTATTGCACGAAGCACGGTAATAGCATTGCTGCTAGTAACGCGTGTTTTCATACCTGTAATTTCATGAGTGAACGATATGGAAAGAGTAGGGCTTGTGAGCTCGCATTCTATAGTATACGATTCATTGGCAATGGTAATTGTTCGTATGTATACATTGCGTTTTCGTACCCATTGCGATTCAGTCAGAATGCGAATTAACTTCATGATTTTTTACGTATAAATATCGTAGTAGATGAATTAACCGATGTGAGTATACGACCTGATGAATAGCCAATGCCTGGCAGATGTTGAAGATGCAACTGGCGATTGAGTTGATATAGATAGATGATATAGGTACTAGGTGTTATAGGTACTAGGTGTTATAGTTACTAGGTGTTATAGGTAAGGGTTCTTTAAGGGTACCTTAAATCAAAAACCAAGGTCTATATGAAAAAAGTTAACGCTTCATTAAAAATTAGATATTGGCCGGTCGCCCGCCGATAGATCGCTTGGTTTTTAAGGTAATTCAACCCTTGTTCTTCTAGGGGTATTTACCGTATCTACCCTTGATTTTCTAGGGTATTTACCGTATCTACCCTTGATTTTCTAGGGTATTTACCGTATCTACCCTTGATTTTCTAGGGTATTTACCTTATTTACCCTTGATTACCCCTTGATTTTTCTGCTCATACCCCTTGATTTTTCCGTATCTACCCTTGATTTCTACCCTTGATTTTCTAGGGTATTAGTTAGAGCGATATATACGTGCTGTTTCTTTCAATCCTGAGACATCTGAAAACGCTACTGCTTCTATATATGAAGACCAATATCTAGCAAAATGTTCTGTATACTCTTTATTAGTGATGCAAGTTGGAATCAATGTTAATTCTTCTGCTATTCGTTGACCTTCGATCCATGCACTATATTCCTGTTCTAGAATAAGCGCTTTGTTAAATGACGAGCTACGTCCCTTTGCGAATCGAGATTCAGGTTGCACTATATGTCCTAGCTCGTGCAATAACGATATCAATTTAACTTTTCCTTTGGAGTTTGTTGGATAATATACTATACGATCGATTCGATCTACAGACCAGGTATTTGACGATTGCAAGGTATATCCTTCTTCTTCAATATACCATTCTACCATTTCAATTGCATGCTCTATTGTCATTGCGATAATTTACTATATCTAAAGATAAGAAATTAATACTATAGAACCAAATGCATTTGTAGTCAGGACAGGATTCGAACCTGCAATCGGGTTTCTAACTGGTGTCCCGTCCCCAGAGCGTCTACCAATTCCGCCACCTGACTAATATAAAAAAACCACCTGTCCACTCCAATTGTGGAATACCCAACTTACGACTTTTACCATAAGTTCTTAGTACATTCATTCAAACCTAAACACTTCTTGGATAGTGTTGATAATCCCTTTATTAGAAGTCAAGGTGTACCGTCTATTATCTGTTTGTAATGAATCAGGTGGTTTTATTATTTCAAAAAACTTAATTAGTAGTCAGGACAGGATTCGAACCTGTATAAATGGATAGGTAACCATTCTCCTATTTTAAGTTTGGCAACTCAATCTATTTTTTTAGCACGTCTACTTGCGTCTACCAATTCCGCCACCTGACTATTTTTATTTAAATCTATCTTTAATCTCTTTTATCTCATCATCAGATAATGCCCAAGCAAATCCTAATATGATAAATGCGAATAAACCTAATATTATTATTAACATAACTTTATTATTAAAATGTTAGTAGTCAGGACAGGATTCGAACCTGTACGTCTCTTATTTTTAAGTTGATTACTGAGACTACTCAACTAAAGCTATAATAGCGTCTACCAATTCCGCCACCTGACTATGTTTTAATAATATGGTATCACATCATTTTCGATACACCATAAATAATACTCTTTGTTATCAATGTAATAATCTTTCATTTGTTTTTAATTTTAGTTAGTAGTCAGGACAGGAATCGAACCTGTTACACGGCAAGTGTTTGGTACTGACCTTTCGGTTACTCCCATTTCCGCACGCTACCATTACGTCACCTGACTATTTTATTTATTTTTAATTTCTTACCTAAATATATGAATAATATTCTGAAGAGCCAAATTTATTTATTTAAAATAGCATTACTTTCTACCCAATTTTGGAAAAAAGAATATTGATATGATGAATTATTTCTTTTTAATTTAAAATCATATACCATTTGATTCTTAGCTGAAAAACTATTTCTATAACCTGTAATGATGTATATTCCTGGTTTAAGATCCTTTACCCCAGGCATTCCTTGATGGAATACATCAATTCTAATTTCATCCCCTATATTAAATTTAGCTGTCATAACTTTTATTTTTTAATTTCTGATATAAATATAAGAATAATATTCTGAAGAACCAAATCATTCAATAGGTTTTGTTCCCCAATGTGGTTTTCGTTCGAAATACGGTCCTTTCTTGATTCGCTCTGCAAGGATCGTTTTACGCACAGGTACTGCAGGAACGATTTCACCTGTAGTATCATCTATCTTCAGTTTTTTATCTGCACCGACTTTATTACCATATATACAGTAATAGCAATTGAAGCAACAGAATTCTTGATTTTCCAGTGCGTAATTTTTTTCATTACCGTCGATTGCAATTAAATACAAAGGTACTGTATAGTCTGTAGTACGTCGATCGTTGTATCCGCAATGATCACATCGCTCTTCTTTCCAGCCTTCATGTATAAGACGATACTTGAATCGACCACGAGAATATTTCAAGTGCTTGTTAAGAAATATATCAGTCATTTCATACAACTGAAATCCAAATCGTCCGGTCTTGCTTTTATATTTAGTTTTCGGAAATTTTCTACGTATTTCCTTACCTACTTGTTTATGTAACTCAAACAGCGACAATCCTGTTTCCGGATCGTAGTACGAAAGTGCATACTTTTTCCAAGCAGTAAAAGAAATGTTCAGCCAATTGGCTGCTTCTGCATTAGATGAAGTATTTGCCATTGCATAACGCACTTGCGCTTCTGTTAAATTTAAGGATCGTGTAACCATAGCATCTTTATTATATATATATACTCGCTCTATATATATATACAGTGCTTATATATATACGAATAAATAAATTAAATAAAATAAATAAATTAAATAAATAAATTAAATAAGTATATAAGCACTATATAGCGCGAGTAAATGATGAAGAAGCACTATATAGCGCGAGAAGCGAATGACTCGACTGGAATACGTAATTTCACTCTATATAAAAAAATTTGGTAAATTTAAAAAAAGATCCGTACTGTTTCGCTCCATCACTCTACCCTAATTTACAATCACGTATCACCATCAATCTTCTACGTACACAATCGTTCTGAAGTATACAGTATACAAATGCTAGGTGCAAATTACTTCGCATACGACACTAGATTCTGTCAGGATAGTACTAAATCGAATTAACAGCGAATCTGCCAGACTTATCATACTATTCATATCAATTTACATACAGTGCTATTAGAGTATTAGTCGGCAATTCTTTCTTGATTGCTATTATAGCACTGTGCTTTTGTGTATTCAATTTGCTTTTTTATATGTGTATATCTTGTACTATGTATATATGTATTGTATATATATATACTTTATTATTTGTCTAGGCGTACTGCGTCCGTTCCGTGTCAATTCGTATTTTAAAAAATAGTTTATTCGCTTCTTTGCAGCAATTCATTAATAGTGCTAGCCAATTTACTAATTTCGCTTACATTGATGAATTTAGCATTTTGACCATACATACGTTTGAAGTTTATACATTGATGTTTACTAGAATCGTATACGCTACTATTGTCAATGAAATACGATAATATTTCAATACCACTAGCAGTCATTTTTTGTACTTGATTGCGAGTCTGATCGCATGCAAAATCACCTCCATATGAAAATCCAGAAGAATGAAATACTGGCATACCATCTGAAAAATTAATGAAATAAGATTGTTTATCTTTCGATTGAGTTTGAATAGATTTTTGTAAAGCTGCAAAGCATAATCCTTCAGGAGTCGATCCAGAAGGTTGTAATCCAGAAAGCTTAGTTGCTAATTGATTGATGTTATCTGTTTTAGAATTATATACTATCCAACTTAATGGTATATACCGATTTATCAAAGAAATAGCTCGTATTGAAATTTCACATTCAACTGTTTTAAGTATACTAGCTGCTTTGCCTATAGCAATTGCAGCTTTAATAGCTTCTTTCCATTTCGATCCTGTCATACTACTTGAAGCGTCAATACTAATATGTATATATGAATTTTTACTAGTAAATATCGTAGTATTTTCAAATATCTTTTCACTACCAAACCCAATTTCAGCTAATAATCTTCTATCGATTTTTCCAGAAACGCATCTAGTAGCTTTAATTGATCGCTCTTCATCTCGCGTTTGCAATTTTCGAGCCAATATCGATCCTAATCGCAATCCGCTTGCAACAGGCTCTGAAATATTATCTACACGCACATAATTCCATTGTGCAATTTCAAGATTACCACGAGACCATCCGCGTATTACAATAGAATTAGTTGACTTACCATATTTATCAGTAATTGTTTCAATGCTCGTTGAAGTATCTGCTAACGATTCGATTATAGATTTATTTGATTCACTTACTTTTTTCTTACTAACGTTACCGTCAAGAAATTCTTTTTGCTTTTGTAATGCATTGTTTAACCTTTTCTGTTGATTAGGCGTTAATTCTTTATCAGGCTTAGGTTGAGCATTATCATTAGATTCGTTATCGTCATCGTTATTTTTTAGTTTAGATTGATTAGGTAGATCTAAATTAGGATCGTCATTATCAGAGCTTGGTTGATTGCTAGTGCTTTGATCATCTTGATTTTCATCAAGTTGATTAAATTCTGGCATTTCGTCAGGTGTTTCGCACTTCAATTCATCGCTTTGATTGTTATGATTAGCGATATTTGTATAAATCAATTCTACCACCGATCGAGCTAATAATATGCTATCCTCGATATTGTTAAGTCGCTTAATATCAGATAAGTTAATTAAATTCCAAATGTCAGATAGTCCAGGAAGTGCCTGTAAATTTCGATTTTTATTAGTAAAGTTTATGATATGATGAAAATAATTTTCTACACATACTTTTGTCCATTGATTAGTTATTAGTGCTTGATCTATAATAGAACTATTAAAGTACTTATTGTACATTGATTGATAATAATCTATATATCCTTTAGCAGTAGACATAACATAATAATCAATTCTACGATCTTCAATAACATTGATCATGGTTTTAATATGTTGTATTGACTCTACATCTGACACATTGGCTCTGGAGCGAATGGCCTGATCAGGTAAAAAAGCTTTTGAATCGTAGCTATCTTTTATGTAAAAATTATGCAATATACGTTTAAGTCGATCGAAATCAGTAAGTTTACAATGAGAAGCTTCATGAAGTGCTAATCCTACAGTTGCGTCAAACTGCTTATCTGTCATGTCCGCTGAAATTACAATGTCCTTACCATCTGTATATGAATCTTTACCCGAACTATAGTGCACTTTAATATCGTCTCGAGCCGTTAAAATTTTAACAAAATTGCTAATTGCTCGCTTATATGCAGCTAGTTCAATAACATTTGTCTTCGAGTTACTGCTAAACTCATCTAACCAAAATGACGAAGCTTGATTATAGGTATTTCGTGCCATATCTTATAATTTATATCTAAAGATAAGTAAAATAGTTCAAAGAACCAAATGTCATTTCAAAAAGATAGGGGCCGAAGCCCCTACCTAAAAACAAACAGCAACGATTTAAAATGGCGTCGGCTCAATAACGTCATTTGTATTAAATACATTTTTAATATTAGAATTTGAATCGCAATACTTTTGCACAATTTGCTTTACAAAAGTTCGTTCTGAATCAATACCACCTTCTTTTGAAAAATATGTATAAATTGCTACTTCCGCCGCTTCTTCTAGACTGAATCCGTCATATATGAGCGAAGCTACTTCTACACATGCTCTAGTTGACAGTGTCGTCGTTACTCTAGAAGCTTCGCTTTTGTATTCAGATCTAATATCTGAAGAAATTTGACAAATTCGCGCTAATTCATTTTCATCGACTTCAGGAAATTTCATTTTCAAGAGCCTGGTTTCGTCTTCTACATTAAGCATATCCATTTCAATAGAAATAAATCGGTCCATTAATGCTCGGTCCATTACTCGAGTCGAAGTAAATTCGCTACCAATGTTAGCAGTAGCAACGAAACATACACCATTAGCTACTTTAATAGTAGGCGAACCATCCTTTTCATCTAATCGCAAATGTCGTTGCTCTAAATCTAAAACAGACATCAAAATGTTCCAAGCTTCAGGGTGCGCACGCGACAATTCATCTAACAAAATAACAGCATTTTCAGTTTGAATAGCAGTTACAAATACCGATTCAGAAAAAAATGTACCTTGATCTTTATTGAAATGCGTATTACCGATCAATGTTGATCTAGGATCTTGCGTTGCTCCTAAGTTGAAATAGAAGTATTTACGTTCTAAAGTCTTAGCCAAAACATGAGCGGTCATTGTCTTACCAGATCCCGCTGGGCCAATCATTGCAATGTTACGACCTCGTATAGCTGATCGAACTAAATATTTCCATTTCAAGTCTGATATAATGAGCTCATCTGGCTTCAGCTTTATTGAATCTTCAATTTTGCTGATTATAGGATTATCTATCATATCTTCTAAATTTACTGTTTTTAAATTAAGTCTTATCGATGATGAGCTAACGACCCACTCTGATAGTTTATCATCATATACTAACTGGCCGACATTGTTCGTGCCTAGTGCCTGCCGTCGCAATTTACGATCAATTTGATTGGAAATGTCTTGGCCGTTCGAATCTAAAACTTTGATAAACCGGCCTTCTTGAAATACTGTTGCTGTTTTCATAACTGATTTTATTTATATCTAAAGATAAGTAAAATAGTTCAAAGAACCAAATCTTTTTATCAATAAATATATTTTCCTACTAATACGGTTTGACCTCGTAAGTTGGTGGTTGTTTTTGGTTCATCTTGATGAAACTCAGGCATTTGTTTTGTAGTCCATTCACACTCAAACCCAACAGGCGTTTTTGGTTGTTGGAGGGATTGGATAAATTCATTTATTACTTCATGGTCACAAACTTCTCCATTAGTAGCAAATAAATAAAAATCTGATAATAATTCACCTAAATCTGCATTGTAATTCTCTTTGGCTTTGTTGTAGCCTTTTTTGAAACCCCATCTCAAAGTATCTGTGTGCTTATTTTGTTCACTTTTTGTCGTTTGTACCAAACTATCTTTGATGTATGGAAATTCTTGTTCAGACAACTTATCAACATCACCTTCAAGTGGGGGAAGTAAATCTACACCTTCAAGAACAGGTGAGTTGTTGAGTGGTAGGTGAGCTATGATTTTTGCGTCCGATTGGGTGAAATTATGATATCCTTTGCCTGCAATATTAAGGGTATTAGAATTGGATTTATATATCCAATCTCCCTCTTTAATCTCTGAATCATCTACTACCAGCAGATAGTTTTCGGTTTTGATAATGTTGTGTGTCATATTACTTCTTTTTAAATTGTTCAAACCACCCTATTAACTCTTCTCTTGTTGGTAAACTTTTTCTTATTATAAATCCATCATTCAACCAATTCCAAAGTTTCAAAACTTCTTCCTCACTATACATTCTTTCAGCTTGCCATTTAGCACCTTCGTATAATCCTACTTTAATATTATTCAAATCATTTTCGTAATTTGTAGGAAATGGTCTTTGTGGATAGCCAAAAGTGTATAAATGAGGCCATTTGCTTTTAAGTTTGTCCATTGCCACTTTTTCTATTTCAGCAGCTTCTTCAAGTGTTTCTTTATTTTTCATTTCTTAATAATTTAATAGCTTTTAATAACTTTTCCTGATTTCTGTAAATAATTGCTAACTTATTTTCAATTACTGAATATGCACAATATTCACTACCAAATACTTCTTCAAGTTTGATATCTTCAAGTGTTTCTTGTTCATTGTCAACTAAAGCTGCTGCTTCAAAAATCAAATCACATGAGCTTGGTATATATTTCCGTTTAGATTCTTCTTGTGGAATGATGATTTTGTATCTATTATACCAAATATCTTTGTGATAATTTTGAGTATATTGTTCAGTAATAACTACAACATTTTCACAACTTGGATTCTTAACAAACCATTCTAAGAACTCGTTGTCAATAGATTGCACCCCTATTAAGTCTGGGTCTGT